ATCCCAATCAACTTGTTTTGGTCGTCTGCAACAAGCATTTCGTGAACCCTATTTTTCCATTTGCCCCTGCCTTTTCGCAAGGCCATCTCCCGAAGGGGGTTCAAAGAGGCGTTCTCCACCCAATAACGAAACGCAATTAGGTCTGCACTCTTTTGGTTGGCTTGGTCTATGGCATCGTCCACAATCTGTGGGGCATCCTTCGCCATCTCATCATCGGCATCCACCCAGAAAGACCAATCGCAGGAACAGGCGTTTAAGGCCATATTCCTTGCGCTTGCAAAGTCGTCTATATGAGGCCAGCTAGTTTTTTGATTCTGGTAATAAACGACTTTAGCCCCAAGGCTTTTGGCGATCTCCTCTGTTTTGTCTGGGGCTTGCGATCCTCTTGCGATACAGACAACTGTTTCAGCGGCAAGTGGGGCAAAGCTACGAATACATCTTTCAATATACGCCTCTTCATTTCCGGCGATTAAATATAGGCTAACAGGATTTCGCATGGAGGATTTCAGATTAAGGATTTCTTCTAGGGTTTTGTCAATACTTCTTGGGCATCTTTGGCCGCAGACATATCCGAATAACTAGGAAGCTCGTTCTCTCTGTAAATAGGTTCGGAGCATCCAGAAAGAGCAAGGCACAAAATTATGATCTTAACCATAAAGAAAGAGGGGCTAGAGTTTTTAGGCTCTAGCCCCTCGGAGGAACCACACAATCTATATTTTAGCTTGCCGAGTAGTCGGTGGTGATACGAACCGCCGCATTGCTGTCGATCACAACCTCATCGGTGTTCATGCGAACACGGAGGACATTGGAACGGCGAGCCTCGTCACGGTAGGATTCGCTGACGAACCCAGCCGCATCAGCCGCCCAAACCAAGGTGCGCCCGATTCCGCCAGCGGTGAACTCGCCGCCAGCGATCTGTCCGACAACGATCTTGCTGTCGGGGACGATGAAGGAGCCCGAGTAGCTCTTGCCCTTGTTGGCGGTGTTGTAGGCCGCACGACCGACTGCGAGCGTCTGCACGCCCAGAGCCGCCGCGATTTCAGCCTCACTCAGAAGGCGAGCCCCGGTGTTGGAGATAACACCGAAGAACTGATTCTGTAGGAGGGTGGAACGGCGAATCAACTCAAACACATTGGCCGACATCGCAATGCAATTCGGCTCATAGCCCAACTTGTTGAGAGCGAGCTTGGCCGCCGCAACGTCACGAGCAACATCAACCGTGGCGATGTTTGTGTTCGTATAGGCAACGGCGCGAGTCTGGTCAGCCGTGGCGAAGGGGGTGCTTGCCGCCCAGAGCAGGTCGGCAACACGCTTTTCGTGACCGAGCTTGATCTGGCGGAGGAGGAACTTGGCGGTTTCGGATTCCACCGCAAAGAAGCGGTTCAAATCCTCAACACTGGAATCGTCCAGCAACTCTTCCAAGCCAAACTCCTCGGTCTGGTAGTTGGCCGAGGTGAAGGAACGAATGCCCCTCTGATACTCGGAACCTGCCGAACGGATGGCCGAGTTGTTGGAGAGAAGGTCAGCCGCCGCAAGCTGAACCTTGAGATAGGTTCCGGCCTTGGCTTGTACATTCTGCAAGGGGAGAAGGGTTGCGCCGATCAATCCCACATCGGCTTGAGGAGCCTCGATGAGAGCTTGGTTGATGTCCGCACGAATGGTCGTGCCGCCAGCGATATAACTCATTTTCTATTTATCCTTGGTTAGTTGTTAATCTTTAGTCAACTTTGAGAGGAACGGCGATCTCGATCACCGCACCAGTTTCGGTGGCCGCTTCGAGAGCGATGCCAGCCGAGATGACATTAGCCGCCAGCGTGGTCACGAGACCAGAAGCGTCAAAGGAGAGCGAATCTCCCACGGCGCAAGTCCCGGACACGGTGGCGAAATAGGTCGGGTGAAATAACTTCACCGTGCCAGAATCACCAGCGGCCACATCTTCCTGTGTAAAGCCGATGCAAAGAGTAGCACCAGTCACAGAGGCTTGAGCCGCACCAGCAGTCGAGGTGGGCTGAACGCCACGATAAGCACTAATCGCCGAAGCGAAAGTGAAGGTTTTGAAAAATCCGTCTACTTGAGTTCCCATTTTATTTGTATCCTTTGTTAGATGTTCTTAATACCACGAGACAGAGCCTCACGGTATTCGTTGGGGTTGGAGAGCATGACCGCTTTCATGGCGTTCAGCTTTGAAGTCTTGTATTCGGGGTGAGCCGATACAAGGGCTTCGAAGTTCTTCGGCTCCTCTTTCTTTGCGGGAGCCTCCTCGATCACCGGGGAAGCGGGGACAGGCTTGATGCCGAACTCGGTGAGAACCTTTTTCACAACCTCGGACATCTCCTCGGTCTTGGGCTCTTCCTTTTTCGCCATTTCCTCTTTCGGCTTAACCTCGACTTCAATCTTGGGAACCGAATCCTCTTTTTCCTCTTCTTTGGGAGACATGGCCTCTTCCAGTTTGGCGAGGCGCACCTTGATATCTTCCACTTCCTTACCGTAATCTTTGTTTTCCATTGTGTTTTCTCCTTTTGTCAAACCCTCGCCCTCAACTTCCGCTTCGGGCAGATCGGTGGGAATCGGCTTGCCGCCAACCATATATCCCATTTTGATTGTTTCTCCAGAGCATTTGGTCTGGGTTTCGGCAAATTTCTGCATGAACTTAACCATTTCCTCGAAAAGCCCATTGGTTGCCGCAGGGCTACTTACTAGGTCGGCGGAAGCGATGGATTGGGGTCGGATATAGTCCTTGCCGTTGATGGTCTCGGACTCGTTCACGAAAGCCAAGGAAACGCCGAACTGGTCGGGAGCTTCTGCGGCCATCTCTTTGATGAGGCCGTAGTGCGGGGAGTTGCGGAGGAGGCGAAGGTCGGCCACTAGCTTATCGCCTTCGATGCGGGGGTTGCGGGCAAAGCCTACCACAGCATCCAATCCGCTTCCGTGGTTCATCTTCACCTTCACGCCGTTCTTTGCGGACTTCATAATTTCAAGGGCAGATTCTAGGCTTTTCTTGTCTACAAATAAGTCATGCCCTTTGGCCTCGCCTACCTCAAGGATCGAGACCCCACCCAATTCTAGCTCTGCCATTTCTTCATCCTCATCCCTATAAGTGCGATAGGCAACCGCCGCCCTCTGTGTTTCATCGGGAAAATCGCTGATGGCTTGGTCGTTGCCCATAAAGCGGGAAACAAAGTCCTGTTCCGATTCGTCTCCTCTGGGAGTGGGTAGGGGCATAGAATCTTTTTTTATGTCAAAGAAGGTCGCCGTCAGCCTTGCGGTAGGATTCTTTAACTTCTCCACCGCCAGCCATCTTTAGAAACTTGTTCACCCTAGCCATCGCCCAAGCGTTACGTGAGTTTGGCTTTCCCCCGGTAATTGTTGGTCTAAAGCTAGTTGAGAATGCACCTGCTCCCCTGCGAAACACTTTCTTCAATGCTCCAAGCGTAGGGGCTTTTCTTGATGGATGCTTGTCTTTGAACTCTGCAATCTTGTTCTTCAATGCCTCCTCGTTTTCGGCTGAAATCTCTATGTCGCCAGCTTTGCTTCTGGTGGATGCTGTTCCTTCTGGGTTCTCCTTTGAGCCTTTGATTCGTTCCTTGGGAGGTGCGGGAGTTTGCCCAACCGACTTGGGGCCGGGTCGGGCTAGTTCTTTTGCCTTCTCATCGTTCATTGGGCCACCCACAATCCACGCATCACAAGTTCTTTTGGCCGCACATTTAAAATCAAAAATCTCGCAGTAACCTAGATTGCCACCAATAGCGACTTCATTTGCATCTTCGCCGATGCCCTTCTTAATACACCCAAGAACTTTAGTCCTTTGGTCGAAGGCCGCACAATTACCGCAAAGCATCTTTTTGGCCGTGGCTACATCGCCTTGGAACTCGTCTGCCTTGGCTTTCCAATAGTCCTCGTTGGGTTCGTTAGGATTGGCTGGGCCGTAGTTCGCATCGTCCACCGCTGTCTGCCTATTGGCTAGATTTGTTTTGATGTCTTGGGTTGCGATTGGGCAAACGGATGGTTCTGCTAGTTCTTTCTTGTCCCTTGCCTCCATCTGTCCAACCACTTTCCCTGCCCAAGCATAACCAGCGTCACCGCCCCATCCATTCCACGCTTGCCAGCCCTTGCCTTGTTCGTCCCAAGTTGCGCCTTTCTTATCGACTTCGTGGCGATCAAAGAAGGCTTTCATTCTGCGGACGGTGTCGGGCGAGAGTTTCACGCCATTCATTAAATCTCTTGCTCTGGCGATGCCTACAGGTGTCATTCCCTTTTGGCTGGCTGGTTTGCCCTCCCTTACATCCAAAGCTCTTTTAGCCGCATCCCTAGCTCCTTGTGGTGGAGTGAAATCAATCCCATCATACTTGCCCAACTCAATCCCGCCCATCATTCCGGCGATGAGCATTTTCCAGTCCTCTTTACTTAACTTTTCAAAGAGTTCTTTTTTTTTATCTTCTATTGCTTCGGCCTTAACCTCTTGCTGTGGTGCTTGGGCTACGGCGGTTGCAATCCTCTCTTCTTTAGTCGTTGGGATAATTTCTCCTTCTTTAGTCCCGGCCATGATGGATCGG